AAGCGGCTTGATTTAAATCGGCCCGCAAAATTTGATTAAGATTTCTGTTTCTAAATGTGTTGTATGCTGTGCCGGCTGTTTGGACCGCACCAAGAACATTTTGTAATCCGCCTTGGCCTGATGCCAACGCTTGTAAGTCTTGGATGCCACCAATGGCAGCGTCAATGAGTCCACCTTGACCAAATACTGTGGCTGTGCCGCCTGGGCGAGTAATGGCCGATGGTGTGGTGTCGTAGTGTGCTGGATCGGCAAAGCCGGCCACAGTATTGCTAGGCTTGGCTCCGCCAATGGCGCCGGAATAATATTTTACAGTTTCGTATTCAATGGTCACATCGTTTTGCATGGTGCCAGCACCTTCGTTGTAATCGTAGGTATCGCTGCCCCAGGATGAAATCAACGGATTAATCAGGGTCCATGCGGCAAACTTTTTCTGATTCAATCCATAGATTGTGATATCACGAAAGAATGGCGGCTTGCCAGATGTGCCACCGCTGCCTGTGTTGGTACCGTCTGAATAACTTTCGCCCATGAAGCCCCAATTACTATTGGTGATACTTTGTTCGTAGATGTTATTGTAGTTGTAGTCGCCACCGTTGCTTAATGTTTGTAATTTACCAATAGTGCCAGCGGTTGCTGTCACATTGTTGTAGGGCATGGTGGCATCTTTGTAGTAGTATGTGTAGTAGTTGTACCACATATTACGAATCAAATCTGATTGGTCGTCGTGGAATGTCACGCGACTTGGCTCATAACGAATCTTTGACTGTACTAATCTTTTACGATTGTATTGATTCATCGTGGCCACATCGATTTTAAATTTAGGTAGCTCAATGTTTTTAACCATCAGGCCAATGGTTGCTACTTCACCTGAACCATATGCGGCCTGTAATGCTGGAATTTGTGCTGTGTTGATGTTGAAGAAAACGTGGAATAAGAACTTAAACCTGGGTGTAAGTTCGTATCCGTTTGTTTCAAAAGTTTTACTAGCGTGAGTGTAGTCTTTTAGACCAGGAACACTGACCGCGCCTTGGGCGAATTGCTGTAGAAAGTCTCCGCCTTGGCCGAAGTAGCCGGTACCCATGGCGTTTAGCCTATGCCAGCGCCGGTAGCGATATCACCAAGTGTACGTGCTATTGTAGTGCCAACACCTTGACCAAGTGGGTCTTGAATTGCGTTATCAAATTTGATTGTGATACTGATACGCATTGCTTCAGATGTTCCGTAGTCAGCACCGTTGTAGTTAACGTCACTTAGGTAGCAACCTAATAACTGCCAAGTTTCTAGCACAACCGGAGCTTGTGTACCATTGCCGCCGTCTAATATTTCAAATTGTGTAATAAATTTATAGTCAATACCAGAACTAGCACTTGATTGTTCCATAAAGTCTAACTGCTTCTGTAACTGCTCGCCTACCAATTTAGAAACATTACCGCCTGCGTCATCACGAATATCGCAGGTAACATCGTTCCATGTGTACTTGCCGGCAAGTTTAATTGTGGAGTTGTACACTGGCAGTTTGATTTCTTCAAAGTTAACGTGCGGACGATCAAACTTAATGACCTGTTTTGTTAATTCTGTTGTAGGTGTACTAACGCCAAAGTTCAAAAACGTAACGCGAAAGCGATACGATAGTTTTGGCATTAACAAACCTTGTGTTGGCGAGCTTTGATCACTTGCCAGAGGCACGGTCATATTAGTTAACGATGATGTTGCCATTGTTTAATCTCCTGTATACTTTTATTTAGCTTATTTAATTGGGCAAAAATATTGCTATCTTTGCCCGTTTTCTTTAGGCAGTGGCCGCACTAGCAATACTTCCAGTATTCTGGATACGCATCGGAATGTAGATGAACTCAACTGCTTTCACTGGCTCGATTGCAATGTCAACCCATAATTGATTTTGATCAATACGGCTTGGAGTATTATTTGTACTATCGCAAACTACCAAGTAATCATACAAACCACGTTTAGCTACTAAATCAATCATTAAACTGGTAATAGCGTTACTAATTTGCTGACGTGTAATTTGATCGTTTGGCTCAAACAAGTATTGTTTACCAATGGTCTCTAAACGACCACGGATAAATGCCACTAAACGAGCTACGTTGATACGATCTAGCGCACTTGCTGTGCCTTGTAGGGTCTTGTTACCAAAGTTAGTGATGCCAACACCTGGAATGTAGGTAATTGGATTGACTTGATTTTGATACAGCACATCACGTAGGCCTTGTCCAACGCCTAATACTTGGAATTCGCCTGTGGTAGATTCAATGTAACCCAACTGCAGTGCGTTGTCAACAACACCACGACGTGTACCAGCAGGTGCCAACCATGGATATGATTGCTCATCGCTGCGGATAATCGTACGGATCATCATGTGACTTGGGCAAGTAACAACTAAACTACCAGTTAAATCTGTTGCTTGGCAACTTGGATAGAACGCACCAGCATAACTGCTGTTGGTTAATTTGCCATCGCCGGTTGTTAGACCTAGACCGCTGTTGTTTGTTGCCCAGACAACCACATCAGCTGGAGATAAACGCAACGGAGTATCAACAATTACAAATGCTGTGTTGTTGCGTTCGTCATTTAAGGCTGCCATGTTAGGTGCTAATTCTGGATACTGTGGGCAAGCAATCAAGTTGAAAATAAACTGCTCTTCACGTACTGTGGTATTGGAATCAATGCCAGCACGTAATGCCTCAACAATGATAGAACGTTGAGCTTGACGGCCCATGTACGGGCTGCCATCGGCCTTGTTGCCACTTGCTGTGACCCAGGCATTGGTTTCTGTTGGTAGTGAAACATCTGGGAATGTTGTGGAATTAAAGTAATTGACTTCAAATGTCTTGACATTAAACCCACTACGACGAGTGTTCCATAACAAAATGCCATCTGGATACAATGCTGGATTAGGAGCATCTATGTCTAGATAGTTGCTGGTCAGCAAACTTTGGATGGTTGGTATTGGATCAGTGATTGGATTTGTAGTGCCATTTGTTGCCCAACGAGCATCTTCAAAAATAATACCACTTGACTGATTATTATTGGCGTTGTCAATTTGTACCCATTGATCTTCGCCGTTGACAGTCTGCCAACGATACAGCAATGGATAATTTTCTAAGTCACTGGTGTTGACCCACAAATCACCCAATACCAATGGACTCTGCGCTGTGTTAGTTTGCGTAGTTGGAGCTGTGGCACTGATAATAGGGCCTGTAGCATTGGTCAAACTTAGATTGTAACCACGAGTATCTAGTGTACAATTTTGATAACCAACCCATGCGCCATTGAATTGGATCATGATATCGGCCTGTGTTGGATCACTGTAGTACCAGTATGTACCGTTGTCTGGATCTTGATCAGGTCCTGTGTCAGAAGCTGTGTAGGTAAAGGTAGGAGTACTTACCCAGTTAGATAAAATCAAACCAGTGACCACTCCGCTTACAAAATTTGGTCTTACCAAGAAAGTACTAGTAGTAAAACCAGCAGCAGTAACTGGAGTGCCGGTGACATTTATTAAAATAATTGTTCCGCCAGCTGAGTGGGTGAATACAATAGCACCGGTACTGCTTACTGAAGCACTAACATAAGGAACATTGGCAGCACTGACCGCAGAAATAAAATCTGCTGTGGTAGTTCCAGCCAATGTTACTGTAGTAGTTACTGGAGTTGCTGTACCAGGTTGTGTTGCTTGGATTGTAAATGAATTGCCGCTGACAAAGGTCTGGCTAGTGTTACTGCCGGTGACCACGGTGGCTCCAGTGGTGTATCTTTCAAGAATCTGGAAACCAGATGTTTGATTTGACTGTGGATTAACACGACCATAGGTTGATCCAGCTGGAATATTTTGTCCGCCGCCAGATGGGTCTGTGTTGTAGTCAGCAGCAAAATCGCCTGTGTAAATTGGGCAAGCCTGCGCAACAAACACACCCAGTGTTGAATTGAATTTCTTTACAACAAGATTAGTGCCAAGATTTACATTGGTAATTTTTTGCCAGATAGATCCGGTTGGACCTGGAATTGGATCGTATGTATTCCAGCGCGGAACTGTGTAGTTTGGACTTGCCTGATACAGTAGTGTAGCATAACTACCTGGAGTAATACCCAGGGTTGTCAAAGGTGTTCCTGAAGTGTTGGCAATAGAGATTCCACTATTTGTTGCTGTGGTGTCGCAATACAAGTTTAATGCGCCATTGATATTGGCAGCATAAACTCCAGTAATGGCCAGTGCGTCCAAGGCATTGACAATACCAGTTACAGTATTATTTGGTGCTGTTGGAACTGTTACTGTGGTACCATTGATTGTAAATGTTTGTCCAGCTGTGATACTGCTTGGAGTTGTTGTGCCTTGAACCGCAGGAAATGATGTGTGCCATTCGTCGCTACCAACCAATACCCAAGTATTGTACAAATCAGATTGATCTGTAAATGAAGTTTGTGATGCTTGTGGACCGCCACGCTTGTAGTATGTAGGATTGTATATATTAGTAGTAACAACCGCGTAGTCGCCAATACTGCCATATGATTGCAATGGAACAGTTGACGCAGTTTCTAAGTCAGCAGTATCAGTGATGACCAAAGGAATTTGATTAGTAAATAAACCAGTGGTTTGGTTCCACTGGAAAATACCCCAGGCTGTGGTTGATGTGTCAAGCCAATATGTACCATTGTTTGGAGTACCTACCGGGCGACTTAAAGTGGCAGTAAGAGCAGCCAAGTCAATGTCAGCACGTTGAATGTAGCACTGATTAGTAATGCCCAACGCAGAATAAGCAGCCAACAAGCCGTATTCGTTGAGTTCGTAACCGTTGATAGGAGTGCCATTGGTTGTTTGATAAAAGAACGGAACACCAAATGTAGCAGACAAATCACGCTGACTTGTCATTAAGTATAGTTTGTTAGCGTTAACTGTTAATGTACCTGGAGCAACTCCTAAGCCATCGCCAGAGACTTTGTTAGATGCTGTTGCAAGTAAAATGTAAGGTACCGAATTGGTAGCGTTAGGCAAGTATTGACTTTGGTCAACTACTGTGACTTGTACTCCAGGGGATACTAATGTTGTGGCCATTGTAAAATCCTTTTAATTAATTATTAATATTTAGCCGATAAGGTAAAAAGAAGGCATATTGTGTGCCTATATTTAGGTTCGTGATGCTGCGGCGGAATAAGTAAGGTTATGAGACCTATATGCCCTGTGTGCAATCAAAAACCCTGTGTGATTGCTTACCATAAAAATGAAAGAACCTACTATCAGAATCGGTGCGGGTCTTGTATCAGAAAAGGCAAAAAAATCAAGTTGCCCAAGCCACGCTGGGAGCTAGATGGTTACAAGAAAAAACCCACCTGTGACAAGTGTGGCTTCAGAAGCAAGTATTCAGCACAATTACTTGTGTATCACATTGATGGAAATATGAACAACAGTTCTGTGCGAAATCTTAAAACAATTTGCTTGAATTGTGTGGTGGATATTAAGCGGGCTGATTTACCGTGGAGGCCTGGAGATCTACAACCAGACGCTTGATCTGGCGGTAAAGATTATCTAGTCCTTCTTCGTTGTTGTCAATGACAGCGTCAAACTTGGTGCCAATCCAGGCAGTTTCGCTGGCGTGAATACCGTATGTTTCCAGTTGATTTTTGCTCAGGCGCCACTTTACATTGTTTTTAGGGCCACGGTTTACTTGTTTAGCAAGTTCGTACCACTCGGGTTCAGGTCCGCGAGTCACACGTATGACAATGCCGCCGGCAGCTTTGATAGCTTTGATTTCGTTGGGAAAACGACAGTCACTGATCACCACATCATCATGGGTTTTGCGTAGTTTGTTTTCCAAGGCCGCAATCCAAATATCATCATGAAAGCTCCGACGAGCAACTTCTGTTCCCCAGACCTGTAGTACGTATCTAGGAGTCAGGTGCGGCATATCTAGCCGTGTGCTCCACCATGGATCCACTGTTTCGCGCCACTCTCTTGATTCCTTGGTGCGCCCTTCTAGTAGTTCACGATCCCAGCCAAACACCTGCGCTACTGCGTCTTTGAGAGCATGAGCAAACGATTCTCGTCGAAATTGGTGTATGTTTTGTAAATAGTCCGCAATAGTATCTTTTCCACTTCCAATTAGGCCACAAATTCCAATGATCATTTCATACTCTTAATGTTAAGGTGTTTGAATGTTAGTTGTAACATATCAATTTGACGCCGACAATCTTCCAAGGCATGATGTGACGTAGGGGGCTTGGGTAATTCTGGGTACAGAGAATAGATGGTGCGAGCATCACGAATTTTGTAATAGCGCCAAGGCAGGCTTTTGCCATATGATTTGTAAGCGTGTTCCAGGATGTTCATGTCGTAGGTGGGACCGTTGGCCCAGATGATATCATGTTGCCAGGCAATTTTGTACAGGCTGTCCAGGGCCTGGTCCAAGGGTATGCGACCTTCTTCCATAAAGGCTTCGTCCATGGCCGCTCCTTGGGTGGCCCACCATTCTATGGTATGGTCTTCAATGGCACGGTTCTCTTGGCTTTCCAAGGTGACTCTGGCATAGTACTGGCGGTCTACATAACCTGTACTGAATGGGTCAAAGCTCTGTGCGGCTATGGTCAGAATGGTAGCGTCAGGGCCAGTGGCAAGGCCTTCGATGTCGATCATTAAATGTGAACTCATGCTGTTATTGTAGCATGATTTTAGAGAGATTACAACAGATTTTTTGCCGTTTTAACCAATAACCCAGGTCAATGGCTGGCTGCCATCTACATAATTTTTAAGGTCTTCGATACACTGGGCCATGAGCTCTTTGGCTTCGGCTTTCATTGCGGCACCGTTGAGCGTTGTTCCGCCTTGTGGGCCGGCTATGGTAGCAAACTTTTCACGTGCTTCACCAATGATCATCTTACAATTGGCGTACATAAAGGTACGTATCCATTGACGAATTTGGAAATCTGAAAGCAAATTTACTTCAGGTTTCAAGTTGTATGTCCAAAGTAGTACATTCTCACCGGTACCTTTTGGATCACGGATCAGTTGTAATTTTTTAGTAACAGGATTCCATGTGTAGTTCATGTAGGCACCAAACATACGTCCAGCCAATTCAACATACTGACTGTAGAAATCGTAAGTGGCCAAGCCGCCACTCACGTTGAAGTTCATCAGGTACACGTTCAGGCTGGCCTGACTGAATGGATCAAAGTTGCTGGCAAATGGCCCGGTGGAATCACCAAATGTTCTACGGAAAATTTGACGAACACTAATGACTTCTTGTGGCAAGTCGTAAATGTTTACGTTGGCCACCAGTTCCATGAACGAGTATGATTCCTCATAGGCATTCTGAGCACGTTGGCGATATGTGCCAATTGTAGCACGATAAGCTGATTCGTAGTGGCTAGCATCTAGTTCAAGGTCAATAATTTCGTCTGCTAATTGCAGGCGAACGTATTCAATTAAATCTTGTTTAAGTGCCGCTAGAGTTGATTCGTTTTCAAGTGCCATTGGTAAGTTTCCTTACCAGTATTTAGCACTTTTACCAAGCCTTTAGAATAACCAAATTCTCGTTGCCGCGACCGTTCCACTTGACTTCTGTACCTTTGATCGCTTCAAACGCTTTGCGAGCCGCTGGTTTTCCTACGGCTGTAATAGTTTTCAGCTGTTCTGCTGGTTTTCTCAATGTCTTTTGCACTGTTTGTGCGGCATCAAACGCAATCACAGCAGAACCCTTGACAGTAAATGTGCCCAGGTGCGTGTCTGCTACCACGTGGATAAGTTTGCGCTTGGCGGTGTCGTACAACCATGCTTCGCTGGCATTGACTAAACTTGCGGCTGACTGTGACTTGAGTCCTAGGTCAGCAAATTCTCTAAGATATTTAAATTTAGCAGATTGTTTTTCTGGGCTTACTGCTTTCTTGGCTCTGGGCTTGCGCTCAGTCTTTTTAATGCTGATGTAAGATCCGCAATCAGCTATGACAGTTTCGCAGAATTTTACGCATTGTTTTAACTGTGCTTTGCTCAGGTGACTGTAGCCTTCAACCAAGTCAGCATCCTTACCTTCAAGCACTTCCGTAAATTCAGCCAGGCGTAGGTCCCAAACTCGAGTGATGTTGGGAATCATCTGCGGGCTAATATTCATACCGCGGATTAAGGCAATAGGTTTGAAGTCAGCACTCATCTTGGCACCGGCTGTAATAAAATCGTCAAACATACCTTCAAGTTCGCCAGCACACTCTGATGCTTTTTCACGCAGATGGTCTTGAATAGTTAATTTTGCTACCGCGGCATCGGCGTCTACTTCTGATTGTGCCCGTTTCTTTTCTTGCTTGACTTTAAGCATGGCACTAATTTGGTCGTCGATGATGCACTGCTCATGTTCGTTGAGTACTAACCCCAGCAGGGTCATACGACACACCCAAGCAGGAGTAACACGAATTTGGCTGTCGGGAATGCCACGCATGGTTTTGGCGTCTTTGGCACGTCCGTTGTGATCCAAGTAGTGACAAATCATTTCTTTGGCTTCTTTTTTGCCGAAATGATAGTTGTACCACTGGAACGCATTGGCCAGACTCGATAAACGATTAGTATCGTCAGGTTGGGTATGCCATTCGGGCTCAAAACCCACATACTTGGTTTCAGCACCCTTGGGGTTTAGTCGTTTGATTGTGTTTTCTTTTTTAGTTGCCATAGCGTGTAGTATATGTTAAATGTGATTAGTTGTCAACCTATTAAGGCGGCAAAGGTAACCATTTGCTCTAAATTGGTCAGCAGGTCTTGGGCCTGTTGTTCCAGCTCTTTGTACTTGATGGTTGTTTTTTTGATCCGGCGGCATTCTACCGCTTCCTTGCTGATTTCTGTTACTACCCGATCAACCCCAGCCAGCATTTTGCGTAGGTCGCGGTAGGCTACCTTGCTTTTTACAGTGGCTATCTGTGCTTCCACGGTGTTTATACGCTGTAATATCTCATCCATAACACTAATTATACGGTAAACGGATTTTATTGTCAACCTTTAGGTAGCTAAATACACTACTATGCCACGTTTATCACTATATCGTCCTAACCGGACCTCAGACTATCAGTATTTAGACAGTATTATTAAAGAACAATATACCGTTGGCGGAGTCGACGTATATGTTCACAAGTATCTTGGTCCTGTGGTAGATAAATCAGGTACGCCCGGCAATGCCGATGCTACGCTACCGGTGTACAATCAAGAAAATCCTCTATTCATTGAAGATCTCTTATTGTTAGAAAATCGCGATAGAGCCTACGATCCTGACGTTTATCAGATGCGGATGGTTTATTCGCAACAGGACATTGACTTTGACTTAACACAGTTTGGTCTATTCTTAAACAACGATACGCTATTTTTAACGACTCATTATAATTATATGATAGATTGTTTTGGTCGTAAATTAATGTCAGGCGATGTGTTAGAGTTACCCAACTTAAAAGATTACAATCCGCTGAATAGCAATATTCCTCGAGCCCTGCCTAAATATTATGTGATTCAAGATGCGGCTTTTGCTGCCGAGGGTTTTAGTCAAACTTGGTTGCCTCACTTGTGGCGTGTCAAAGCCACGCCCATGGTCAATGCTCAAGAGTACAAGCAAATTACCGATGCTCCGTTTATGCCAGAAAATATCTGGGATCCTGGTAATCTTTATCCTCAAGGCGACATTGTCAACAACGGTGGCACTTACTATCAGGCCAAACAGCCTGTTCCACCCGGCACTCCTATTCTTGATCCCAATTACTGGACCTTGATCACTGAACCCAACAAGGTCTCAGATACTTCATCTACCAAGAACAAAGATCTTGCCATCAATGATGCCATTGTTGTACAGGCCAATGTGGATGTTCCATTAAGCGGATATGACAATGTAAAATTTTACATTTTGCCTACCAACATTGAAGGACAACCTGCTGGAGTGGGATTAAATGTCAGCGATGGCAAAGTCACAGTGGATGGAACACAAGGCGGAGACGGCACGTCACCAACTGGATTTGGCTACACCTTGGGTTACTTGACTGGCACAGACATGGCTCCCAACGGCCTGCCGGTCACTCCTGGAGTTGCCTTTCCAAATAATCCTACAGTAGGAGATTATTCATTGCGTTTAGATTATTTCCCTAATCGTTTATTCCGTTACAACGGCATTGGTTGGATCAAAATTGAAGACAATGTTCGTACTCCGCTGGATTGGGGTTATCCTAATACCACACAGCGCAGTAGTTTTGTCAATAATCCGTACACAGTCAACACATCTGACCAGGGAGCTATTCCAAGCCGTCAGAGCCTGAGTGAGTTGCTCAAGCCGTTGGCTGACAACGGCAATGATGGCGGCAACAAAACACCTAATCCAAGACCACCGGGGGTATTGTAATGCAACAATTTTTTTACGACAGTCAAATACGTCGTTACCTAATACAGTTTACTCGTATGTTTTCAGGATTCAGCGTTGAATACGGCCGTAACGAATCTGGACAAGGTGGCGACACGCTGTATCGTGTGCCGGTTAGATATGGTGATGCCAGCAGGCAAGCGCAAACTATCATACAAGAAAATAGTGCCAACAATATGCCAGCTACTCCAATGATGAGCTTTTACATCACAGGCCTGGACTTTGATCGTCCTCGCATGCAGAATCCCACATTTGTAAACACAATCAGTGTTAGACAACGTACCTATGACGAAACCACAGGCACCTACGAAACCACACAGGGCAATGCCTTTAACATTGATAGATATATGCCGGCTCCTTACAAGTTGAGTATTAACTTGGATATCTGGACCAGCAATACCAATCAAAAAATGCAGTTGTTAGAGCAAATTTTGCCCATGTTTAATCCCAGCTTGGAAATCCAAAGCACAGATAACTTTTTAGACTGGACCAGTTTGAGCATGGTCGAATTGGTCAGCACCGGTTGGGACAGTCGTACTATTCCCCTGGGCACAGAAGATCCAATCAGTATCAGTACACTTAAATTTACCTTGCCTATCTGGTTGTCATTGCCGGCCAAGGTTAAAAAATTGGGCGTGGTCGAAAAAATTATCGCCAGTATGTTTGATGGCAAGGGTGACATGATCAATGCCATTACCAACAGTGATTTGTTGCTGGGTACAAGACAAAAGATTACTCCCTATGGTTACCAAGTTGTTTTGATCGATAACAAATTGCAAATTTTAACACAATCAGCCGTGGTTGATGTGCCCAATTATGATTTGCCGGCTCCAGATCCGGTGGCCAGTAGCAATTTACTATGGACACCGGTGGTCAATATGTATGGTACCTTGCGCCCGGGTATCAGTATGGTGGCATTGACACAGGAAGACGAGTCACAAGTGATTGGTACTGTGGCATTTGATCCCACTGATGATAGATTTTTATTGTTTACTGTTGATATCGATACCATACCACCCAACACCTTGGGTCCAGTCAGTGCTGTTATCAATCCCTTGGCCAGTGGTCCTGACGCTGGTCTTGCGCCAGCGGCCGCAGGACAACGCTATTTGTTGACTGAATCCACAGGCAGTGAAGATGGCTATGCTCAAGCCTGGGCTGGTGTTGATGGCGAACCGTTGATAGCTGTGGCCAATGACATCATTGAATACGATGGTCAACGGTGGCTGGTTTCTTTTAGTGCTGCGTCAAGTCCTGTAAATACACAATATGTTACAAATATCACAACCGAAATACAGTACAGGTGGACCGGCACAATGTGGGTCAAATCATACCAGGGTCTCTATCCAGGTGGCCAATGGGATCTAATCATCTAACCACTCCGGTCAATGCTGTAGGTGTATGGTTTTACAGTCAGGCTACCAAACGCTATCTTTACCTCATGCGAGATGATTCCAAGCATCCTGACTCTTGGGGCCTGCCTGGCGGCAAAATGGAAGCAGGTGAATCACTGATGGCAGCCATGGTGCGCGAGTGTGAAGAAGAAATTGGCGCCATGCCCATGTATGTAAAACTGATTCCCTTGGAAAAGTTCACGTCGGCTGACAATAAATTTACATATCACACTTTTTTCTGCGTGGTCAATAGTGAATTTATTCCTCGATTGAACAATGAGCACCTGGGCTATGCTTGGATCACACATGGTACCAATCCCAAACCCATGCATCCTGGCCTGTGGAGTACTGTGAATTTTTCAGCTGTAAAAAACAAAGTTGAGATAATACAAGAGTCTCTGGGCTAACGAACGTCGCAGTAAGTGACAAAATCTCTGTAGGTAAAAACTCTGGTGTTGGGACAATCCAACCAGGATTCAAATAAATTTTCTTCGCGGCCAATCAGAGTAAACACAGTTTCAGAGTATGCTCTGATAATTTTGGCAACATCTTCGGCCCAGGACTTGGTTTCTGGCGGTGTTTCTTTATTGTACCCCAGCATAAAAATTTCTTTGTGTCCGTCAAACGCAGCAAGATACAAGGGTAGTGCTGTTGTGCACACGTGTGGTGATTGTGGAATCAAATAAAACTCGCCGGACATTTTGATACAGTTGCGTGTGGTGGTGTAAACAATATTTTGTTCAGTGTAGCCGGATTCAACCAAGGGCGTTAGATTATCAAGGTTGGTGTCTACAGCAAAATCAAGACGCATTTCTTGGGCTATCATCGCGGTGCCATAAGTTTGCAATTTTAAACTGCTGAGTAAGCCGCCTTTGTGGCGTTGGAGTCTTGGGTAATCAAATGTGTTTTTGTCTACACCGCTGCCAATGCAGGCAGCACGACCAGACAGGTGTTGATTGGTGATGGGATTATCGATCCACTCACGCTGTTCAACTTTTTTACCGTTGGTAAATTTTGTTTCAAGTATGACAAATTCGCCCGGGTAGTCTGATCTGTAGTGTGCTTGCATGATTAGACTGTGATTTCTACCCAACTAGTTGTTGCTTCATCCCAACGATATGATTTACCGTCTGTTGGGTTGGTTGGAAATGCCATTATGTTCTCCCTACTGCTACTTCAATGACACCAGGTTCTGTGCTGTCATAATTTTCTAAGGCCTTGCCAATGATGCAACTTGGTTGGT